TTGCCCGGCATAGGGCCCGGTCTTGTAAATTGGTCTTGAGATAGTACCAACAGGGCAACCCCTCCGGGCAGCACCCGCAATAATCTCCGCACCTTCGACAAGTCTTTCTATTGCGACATTCTCAAAGGTTTCGTCCATCTTGTTTGGGTTCCACCGTTCAACTCTCATCCCGCTGGTTCCTCTCATGAAATGCATGTCTGACTTTTTTCAAGCACTCCCACTGATTCTTAATGCCGCCGGGGTATCTGTCCATAACGTCACAGACCGCCGGAATTGAGATGTCCACTGGCTGACCCATGCCCACTATTACAAATTGACTACGGGTCATCATATAGACCTCTAACGCCTCTCTGTTCTCCGGCATCGTCTCCACCCTGCAAGTTCCACAGGGCGGTTCTTCAGGTGGATTCCTTGAGCCATAGAGTTTTCGACACGCGGGACACTGTGGTAAATATGTGTCTGACCACTCTATGACCGCTATCAGTTTTTTGCTTCGGCCTCCGCCTTGCTCTCAACTTCGCCGGTAAGGATCTGGAAGACCCGCTGGAAGAATCTGAGAAGTTTGGGTATCTTAATCAAGGCGAGTTTATCTTCTCTCGACATGACAATACCAGCATACCCGCCATCTTCCTTTTTCTTCCTGGCACCGATGATTGCAAACTCCCAAGCATCTTCAGCTTGTTTTTGCTCATCTTCAACAGGCAAATCGGGATAGTAAGGAACTCGCTCCATCTTTCTTTCAACCGGATTCCGAACCATCTTGCTTTCTTTCTTGCGACCCTTGTTGGCCTCTTCAAAGAAAGCTCCCATGCCACGAATGCAGAACTCCACCGCGTCTTCCTTGGGGTCATCGTAAACGATTTCCCCATCCTCAAAATGAGACTCAAAATAGGAAAACCAATCTCCTTGCTCTGCCTTGCCTAACTCAAAAAACTCTGATATTTTGTTACTCATAACTTTCCTCTCCTTTAGTTGTTATTAAGTACCAACGCCGATCTGCTCCATCTCTGCGTCTGAAACTTCTCCGGCAAAATCAATCGTTCCGATTCCATTTCTCGGAAGGGTGACTGCATCGGCCTTTGTGATAAGGATTTCTCCACCGGAAGCCACTCGCCAAAACGTTGAAGTGTTGGCGTAGAGATACAAATTGGTGATTCCAGAGCCCGTTTTTAACGTGGTGATTAGTGACCTCTGGCCTGTATCGTCTGAGGGGTCATAATTGCCCTTGAACGTAACCTGACCGGGATCGGTCAGACCAGATGCGATCTTCGTAACAAAGGTATCCCCGAACGCCTCACCGCCCTTAATGGTTTCCATCGAAGCACCGCTAATGCTCCATTCGGTCATCTCCGCAATGGTCAAGATCCCTACTTGTACCCATCCACCTTTTCCTGATATTTTAGCCATTACTCTTACCTCCTGTTGTTTTTGTTGTTATTATGCTGCCGAAGTAGCGAACTTGATATCAGCCTCCGACATTCCTATAACGGTTGAATCCAACCGTGATATCCCCTTGAATCGTTCATACAGCCATTTATAATTATCCAGAAATAATTGATCTGGATGCCAGTCGAAAGACCTCATACAATAATGCTCCGCAAAGGCATCTATAATCCACGCGGTCCCGCCCATTTCCCATGTTTGCAGGACACAGAGGGTCCCGTATAAATCGAACCCTTCCATGCTCTCATCAAACCGAAACCCGCTTTTTAAGTTCACGATGATACAGCACTCATCCATGCAGCTCGCGGGATGTGGAAAAGAATGAATATGGGAGGTCGTAAACAGGAGCGGTATTCTCATGTCATGAAACATTCCGCAGATAAGTCCTTCCATATCTTTTCCGATAATCCCGGCAACCACCCACGAATCTGGTAACTGTGAAAGCTGCTCTTTTGCGATAGCCAGCCATCCGGCCCGGTAATGCATATCCTGATGAGTCAATACTGCTATATCGTTTCCCTCGGCTTCTATAATGTCTAAGAGTTTATTAAGCCCCTTTGCCGCTGAGTCGGGATTGTAGACAACATGCACCGCCCCCGGAAGTTCTGATCGAGCGAGAACCATATCAAGCCGCATCTTATCGTTTACCATAACACCCCAACCGACTTTTCCATTGGTCATGTCCTTCGTCATCTCTTGCTTTGCAACTGAGCCGCTTTCAAGCAGTTGCAGTATTATCTTCTTAACATCGTGGTTTTTCTCCACGTATTTATGAAGCATAATCCCGTCAACAGGGTCATATTTATTCAGCTCACCCTCAAGCCATTCCCGTGTAATCTGATAACGATATCTACGCCCGGAGAAGTTGCATTTTGCTAATTCCAGAACATTATTCCAACCTACATATCCGTCACCTAATGCGCCTATATAGGAACGGGCATCTGCGACAATAACTGGCTTGCCCTGGGCGAAGGATTCCAGCACACCACGGCCAAGGGTAATACACATATCCGCCCAATCAATCTGATCTTCAATCGGGATTGACTGATCACTTATTCTTACTTCGTATTTTTCAGAGAGCCATTCAAAGTGATCGGGATCAGGGGTTTCTTTTCTGATAATGAGAATCTTTTCCAGTTTGCTCGAAGGCCATTTCCTTTCGTGAATATCAATAGGCTGTCCAATAACAAGACTATCAATTCCCATCGTTTTAAGTCGGAATTGTCTGACCTCTTCACTAACAGAAACATACCTGTCCGCCCCCAACTGAAACGCTTCATCGTTTATCAGGCCATGAGATATAAAGACCTTCGGAGCGGGGTTGTCTTTGATCGCCGCAAACGGTTCACGGTGAGAGCATATAATCAAGTCGCACTCGCCCGAATGCACAACCTCATGCCCGGCCTCTTTCAAGCCGTCGATCAGCGTCTTGTAGTACCGCCCGGAACCGCCTTCTTCGGCGGTCCCTTTAAGAAATTTCGCTGTTACCAGTATCTTCATTCAGTTCCCCTTCCTTTGTTTCCTCAATCACTATTTCCTCTGGATAGACTTCAACAATCTCTTCCTCCACCACTTCATCAAAAGACCGTTTCCCCAGCCTCTCCCCTACTTCTTCAGCTGTCTTCCCCAACATGCAGTCACGGCAAATCTCAAGCTCCAGACCCCTCACCTTCGGCATTAAGGAAAGTTGGTATTCCCTTGCCCCTGTAAGATCGTCTACCGTCCCTACAACCGCCTCATGCCGCCAGTCCTGACAACACAACAGAACATCCCCATTCGCCCCTATGCACATAGTCTCAAGGGGTATCGGACAGGGTGAGGGTCTTAATACTCCCCGGCCCTCAATCTCTTTACAGGCCCGGACATTTCCGGCGCGTGAGGTTCCAATCTTACGTGAACCAGCCATAACGGTATCAACTTGGTCAACGCAATGCAGAATAGGAGCATCAAGAATTCCGTTCGTGGCAACCTCAATCCTGACTTTTGGCAGAAGTTTCCGAGCTTCATTCACCCAATCAACCAGCCTTTCATCAAGGGTTGGCTCGTAGTGGAGCAGGAAACCCAACCTGCCCTTAAACCCGTTGGCCTTGAGCCATTTGAGAATCTTGGTATATTTTGCATGGCTCATTTTGGTAACTTCATCCCCGTACACATCATCAAAGGGGCAGTAACGACAATGCCCGTTACACGCTGTCATAGTCTGTAAATATACTATCGGTGGTAAGTTCATAGTTCCATCTCCTTAAATTGCTCCCGCTCTTCTGCGGTAGTGTCCCAATCTTCAGCAGCTTGTGCCGCTTCGTCAGGAGTTCGTTTTCCCATTGCCATAAAGGTTCGATCTGAATCACCCATCGACGCTTCAACCTCAATCCAGTTTAATGCAATCCACTCTTCCCGCGTTATGTCTGATAATTTCTTTTCCATCTATGTTTCCTCTGTGATCAACTCAAATTCAACCGGCCAGTGCTTGACTTGTGCCTCTCCTGACGGGGTTGTTATGTCATCAACCCCTGTCGTATAATTTGTTTCCTTCATCCCGATTGCCGTATGACCCGTAATGGATAAAGAGCAATCATCATAAAGACTATGCAGAGCGTTATAAATTGCTGATATCTCTACCGCACTTCGTGATGTCGAATAGATGGAAAACTGAAAAAGGATATTCCGACCTTTCTGTTTAAAAGCATCGTCAGGAACTACAACCACAGGAAAGTAAACAACGTAAGGGAACTCCGCCTCCTGTGGCGCACAGTCAAGGTAAATCCTCCCACCCACCAGTGAGGATAAGGTGGAGGCGGTGGTTTTGGAGTAGATTGCTTTTAAGATGTTTGTCATTCCGCTTCCTTTGCCATAATGTCCAGAATCTTGTTTTCCATATTCGGATTCACTATGCTCACAATATTGTAAAACGCATTTTTATATTTGATTCGCCAGCTTGCCCTTATATCCTTCCGGTAGCGTATTCTTATCCTGTGAGAAACAACCATCGAAACTGAGTCTGCGGCCACAAGTTCCTTTGCACTCGTTGGCCATATTGCCGCATAGATTGTATCTCCATCGTTCCACGTTTCCGTGAAAGACCCCATTCCGTCTGACACGCGGGTCTTATACTGGAGGATTATCCTGTGCTGTAAGTCACTTATACGCAACGACTCTCTCCCCTTGCTCTGCCATTTTTTGTTTCCTGACTATCCACGATGCTTTCATTGCCTCTCTTTTTTCAAAAGGCAACACCTTGCCTCTGGTGGGTCTGTGTTCTCAATCCTTCTGGTTGCTATACGAATATCCTTATCAATGCCGATGAAATGTCGCCCCGTCTGGACACAGGAAACACCCGTTGTTCCAGAACCCATACAGAAATCAAGTACCGTATCGCCCTCATTGGTGTATGTCCTGATTAGATATTCCATGAGGGCAACGGGTTTCTGCGTAGGATGGACTGTTACCTTCACCCTTTTGAAGCTAATCAATGTCGTGGGATGTTTGTCATTATAGACCCTTACTACCTTGTCAAAATTAGCTTTCGGGAGGTGTTCTGTGGGCGTAGCATAACCCCTTATCGGTTTGCTCCTCCTTGTTTTTTGCGGGTTATATTTTATTTGTCCTACACCAAAAACGCAAACGTCCTCTACCTGTGAAAGTGGTCTATATTTCGCTACTTGGAACCCGCTACCTATAACTTTATCCCACGACAAACAGTATTTAAACCACTTCGGGTTACTCATAACCAATGCGCTTGTAAATGGTTGGCTTGCCGTGGTTACAAAAACACCGTTCTTTTTCAACAGTCGCTTCACGTGTGTCCACATCGGTTCAAAGGGAATAACCACATCCCATTTACAGGCAGTTGTGCCATAGGGTAAATCGGTTATAATTGCATCAACCGAATTATCCGGCAGTGCCTTCATTACTTCGAGGCAATCGCCTTG